CGGAACAGAGAAGTTCTTACAACTAGTTCTTATGGACAAGGACATTGCTGCAGGTTGGTATATGACAGAAGATGGTCGTACTACTAGTGTTGCTCACTGGTTAGATGAGGGCGACTTCCGTAATAATGGTGGAGTTATGAATCACGAAACAGGTGAGACCATGACTAAGCGTAAGAAACCATTTACTGTCGATTACACTGGTTTTGGTTGGTGTCTAATTAAGAAGGGAGTATTTGAACATGAAGGTATGAAGTATCCTTGGTTTGCTCCTAAGATGCAGGTATTTGAATCGGGCGATGTTCAAGATATGTGTGGGGAAGATGTGAGTTTCTGTCTAGATGCAATAGAATCAGGATTTGAGATATGGTGTGATCCTCGTATAAGAGTGGGTCATGAGAAGATGAGAGTTATATAATGTCAAAGACAGTTTACACAATCTATATCGGTGGAGTTGAGAAGCACACCGATATAAGTGAAACTGAATTTCTGGATCTTTTAGAGGACTATGCTTATTCCTATTATACAAAGAACTACCCAGACCCATCAACAATATCACATACTATGAAAGAAATTAATGGCTAAAACATTTACAAACTTATCAGGTGGTCAGTGGATTGAAAGAATCCCTAAAAAGACTCGACAAGGACAAGGAAAACACTCAAAATTTTCTAGCACCGCCCGAAACGCTGCTCGTAAACCATATAGAGGACAAGGTAAAAAATGAATTTCTGGGAATTTTTAAAATGGGCATGGGAGACTCTAGGATGGGTTGAGGGTGTTTTATTTACAGTGTGGTTGTATGGAATGTATTGGGGTAAGAAAAGAATTGACGAACACTTCAGACGCAGAAGGAACAAAGAATGACTGAAAAGAAAAAAAGGCATCTACATCTTGTGAGTGATGACACAGAATATAAGGACTATGCTTTGTCTGCATTAGATGAAGCAATCTATGATGCCATTACTTCAGAGGCAGATGAGTACGACATATACAATACTATAATGAATAGTATTAGAAATAGGGGCAATCATCATGAAATTGCAGCAGAGAGATGTAAGAAGTTATCAGATCTGTTAGATGGAGTAGATATAAAGAAGAAAAAGAAGACTAATTATGATGAACCAAGTCCACCATATAACCCTAAAGAATGGGACTAATCTAAAATCTCACGGAAACTGGTATAAATAATCGAGATACCTAGAGCCGCTGCATGGCATGGCAAATTCCAAGGCATTTAAAGACATAGATCTTTCTTTTATGCCACACCCTGTTTCTGGAGATATACGAGTCCTTAAAAATGAGGACGCGATTAAGAGAGCTGTGAGGAATTTAGTCCAAACTATAGATGGAGAAAGACCTTTTCAATCTAATCTTGGTACAGATGTGACTAGATCTCTATTCGATTTTGTTGATTATGGTACTGCAAGTGTCATAACTCAGCAAATTTTTGATGTTTTAAGAGGATTTGAGGATCGTATAGCAAATACTCTTGTAAGAGTAGACCCCAGACCAGACGAAAATACATTTGAAGTGTTTATTTCATACGATATTGTAGGTCAAAGCTTCCCAACTCAAGCATTTGACTTTATGTTGGAATCATCTAGGTAATAAAGAATGCCATTTACTAAATTTACTAACTTAAATTTCGATCAAATTAAGGAATCTGTCAAAGATTACCTAAGAGCTAACTCTGATTTTAAAGATTTTGACTTTGAAGGGTCAAATATGGCGATTATAATTGATATTTTAGCGTATAATTCGTATATAACTGCATTTAATAGCAATATGGTTGCTAATGAATCCTTTTTGGACTCAGCAACACTAAGAGAAAATGTCGTTTCTTTAGCTAGAAACATAGGATATGTACCAAGATCACGAAAATCTGCTGAAGCAGTGGTTGATTTTGAGTATAAATTCAACGGAGACAGTAATACTATCACTTTAAAGAAAGGTTTAGCGTTAGTTGGTGCTGTAAATAACACAAGTTATACTTTTTCTATTCCAGAAGATGTCACAGTTAACAGTCCTTTGGATTCTGGAGGAGTAGGTGGTAATAATTCTCCTAGAACTGGAAAATTTTCTGGGTTAACAGTGTATCAAGGCACACTTTTAACTAAAAAATTCATTGTAAATGGTAGTTCTGACCAAAGATTCATTCTTGACAACTCATTTATTGACTTAGATTCGCTTAGAGTCGAGGTTAGGAAGTCTGGATCGTCTGGAGGACTGGCATTTTCTAGAGTTGACAATATTATTGAGGTTACTCCTGTCTCAAATGTCTTTTTAATACAAGAAATTAAGAATGAGACCTATGAATTGCTCTTTGGAGATGGTCTTTTTGGTAAAAAACTAGAAATTGGAGATGTAATTGATATTTCTTACATTGTAACTGATGGTAAAGACGGAAATGAGGGTAAATTCTTTACTTTTTCTGGAAATATGGTAAATGATGCAGGAACTTCTATTGCATCTACAAATAATGTACAAGTAATTGCCACTCAAACCGCTAGAAATGGTACTGATATCGAACCAATTGACTCTATACGATATTTTGCACCTAGAATGTACTCCGCACAGAACAGAGCAGTTACACCAAGGGACTATGAAGCAATAATTCAGTCAATTTATCCAAATACGGAGTCTGTTTCTGTTGTTGGAGGTGAAGAATTAGATCCTCCTGAGTTTGGAACTGTAGTTTTGAGTATAAAACCTAAAAATGGTACATTCTTATCTGATTTTACTAAACAAAACATATTAAACAAACTAAAACAGTATGCAATCGCTGGAATCAATCAACGAATTGAAGATTTAAAGATTTTGTATGTAGAATTAGAGTCTTTTGTCTATTATAACAACAGTATTACTGATGATCAAGACCAACTTAAGGCAGAAGTCATTACATCTCTTACTGAATATGGAAAATCTACTAATTTAAACGCATTTGGTGGTAGATTTAAGTATTCTGAGTCTCAACGAATTATTGATCAAACAGATCCAGCAATTACTTCCAATATTACGAAGGTTACTATTCGCAGAGACCTAAAAGCACTTATAGATCAGTCTGCTCAGTATGAATTATGCTTTGGTAACCAATTTAATGTAAAACCAGGCGGTGGAACTATCAAATCTACTGGATTTAGTATTAGTGGTATTGAGGGTGAGGTATATTTGACCGATATACCAAGATCTAATAATCTAATAGGTGATATTGCTGTATTTAAACCTGCAGTATCAGCAACAGAGGATCCAGTAGTTGTTGTTGGGTCAGCTGGTATTGTAGATTATATAAAAGGTGAAGTAATACTCAATACTATCAAAATTTCATCAACAGTTAAAGATAATAACATAGTTGAAATACAAGCGTTCCCAGAATCTAATGATATTATAGGATTAAAGGACATTTACCTTAATTTGGACATATCAAATACAGAAATAAATATTGTTAGAGACACAATATCTTCTGGACAGCAAATTTCAGGTATAGGATACAAAGTTACCTCTAGTTACTCTAATGGATCGCTAATCAGACAGTAGAATGATCGAAACATACTCTCCCTTAAGTCCTAGGGTAAAAACTTATCAAGTCGTTAGCGAAATAATACCAGAATTTGCTAAATCAGAGAATCCTCTGTTTGAAAAATTTCTAAGACAGTATTATATCTCTCAAGACTTCCAAGGAGGACCTGCAGACATTGCGGAGAATATTGATGCGTATATTCAAGTTGATAATTTAACTACTGATGTAATAAGAGGTTCAACTACTCTTGTTGGCACTATTTCAAGTACAGATACTACTGTAACTGTTGATAGTACTGATGGATATCCACAAAAATACGGTCTTTTTAAGATTGATGATGAAATATTCAGTTATACTGGTATAACTACAAATAGTTTTACTAATGTTTGGCGTGGTTTTAGTGGAATCTCTACATTTACCAAACAAAACGACCCTGAGGAGTTAGTATGGGAAAATACTGTTGCTGGAGTTCATACTAGTGGTGCAAATGTTCAAAATCTTAGTTCTTTATTCTTAAAAGAATTTTATAGAAACTTAAAAGCAATGTATGCTCCTGGTTTAGAAGGAGTAACGCTTTCACCTCAATTAGATGTTAGTAATTTTATAAAAGAGGCAAGAAGTTTATATGAATCAAAGGGAACTAACGCATCATTCAAAATTCTCTTCAAAGCACTCTTTGGAGTTGATCCTAAAATTAATGATTTAGAAAAATTCCTAATAAAACCTTCTTTTGCAAATTATTTGCGTAGAAAAACAGTTTCTGTAGAATTAATATCTGGAAATCCTCAAGCATTAGTTGGTCAGACACTTTTTCAAGATAATGACCCAACAAACCCTGAATTAAACGCAGCATCAGGTCCTATTTCTGAAGTATCACTAATCAGAGACGATTATTTCAAACTTTCTCTGTTTACAGGTTTTGATGAACGAGGTTTGACTGATGGTACCTTCTATGTGCCTGGTAGAAGTCAAAATATCGGAACAATTGGTATTGGTGCGTCTGTTATTACCGTAGACTCTACAATTGGGTTTTCTAGCATTGGTACAATCAAAGTTGGTGAGATAGGAACCTCTTTTTATCAAACATTTGACTATGATGCAAAAAGTATCAATCAATTCTTCAATATTAGTCCTCCAGTAAGTGTACCAATACCAAATAACAGCACAGTATCTACTTTTAACATTGTTTACGGATATGAGGAAGGAGATCCTACTAGAAAGGTAGAAATGCGTCTAACTGGCGTACTTTCTAAATTTAATACTGCTAGACCTCTCCGAAATTTAAAATCTACCTCGGATATTAAAGTAAAAAACTTAGGAAGGTATGTTGCTAACCCAAATATCAATAAAAGTTACGAAGAGGTATTTTTTAACAGTTGGATTTACAATACTTCTACCAGATACCAAATTTCCAATTTTTCGGGATCTACTTTTATACTTTTGGGAGATATTCAAAAAAGTAGTTTAAAAGTTGGTGATAAAGTTGAATTATTGCGTAGAAATAGTGAATTAGTTGTTGCTCCTCTATTAACAGTCACTAGTATTGATGTAACTGCTAAATCTGTTAGTGTTGATGGTACTCTTGGTACTCTTGACCCTCTTTTGTTCTATGACTTCCGAAGATTACAAAATAAAGTAAAATCTTCTATTGTTCCAGTAAGAGGTGGGCAAGATCAGTTATTAACAGATATTAATAACACATATATTGTAGATGAGTCTAAATCAGCGTCAAGTAAGCGAGAGGGTTTTGTTGCTTCTAGTTCTCTTCCTAGTTACACTATAATTTCCGATAAAATTCATGCGGAGTTGATAAATCCTTCTTTTGCTGGTGGAAACTGGGAAGGATATGATAGTGTAGAAAACAGATACAGTATTATTGCATTTCCTACAAATGTTCCATTTGAGACTGGAGATGAGATCATATATGCTCCAGAACCAGGAACTGAAGTTATTGGTGCGTTAGATGCACCAAGTTATTTTGTAGAAGTACTAAGTGCAAAAAATAAAATAAAATTATATCGATCTCGTTCTTTTATCAAAGCAAATTTACCATCATTCTTTACTGCACCTACTTCTGCTACAGGTACGCATGATTTTATACTTGCTAGTCAAGGAAAAAGAGAAATATTCCCTGCGAGACCTATAAGACGATTTATTTTAGAGCAGCAACTTAAGAGTGGTAAAGAAGGTCAAACTACTTCCGAACTTACTGTAGATGGTAATACTGCAATGCTTGCAAATGGTATTGAGGTATTAAATTATAAAGGTGCGGACTCACTCTTCTACGGTCCTGTCAAAACTTTAAATGTTCTAAACAGTGGTTTTGATTATGATGTTCAAGCACCTCCAAATATTAATATTAGTGATGAAACTGTTAGTGTAGCAAATACTGCAGGTGCAGTTCCAGTTTTAAGCGGAATTGTAACAAGTGTCGTTATTGATCCATTTGATTATGATCTTGAAAAAGTTATTAGTGTAGAAATATACGGTGGTAATGGTAGCGGTGCTGTTGGTAGAGCATTATTAGAAGAAAGATTTAGGCAAGTATATTTTAACGGTATTAGCACCAGTCTACAAGGTAATGTTAGTGGAACTTATAATTCATTCAATCTTGATAAAGCACATAATTTTATAACTGGAGATAGACTTGTATATGATAATAATGGTGGTGAGAACCTTGGTATTGCTACAACAGGAGGAATTGCTGATTCATTAACATTATTCAGTGGTCAGGATTATTATATTAATGTTATTAACGCAACAGATTTTACTCTTCATAATAATAAGCAAGATTCGATTGTTGGTGTTAATACAATTTTAATTGATGAGAATGCTGCTTTACTTAACGGAGGTCTTCATATTTTCCGTACTTTTGATAAAAGACTTACTATTAGTAGAATTAGTTTAGAAAATTCTGGTTCAGGTTACGCAAATAGAACTTTGCTTATTAAACCAGTTGGAATTAATACTTTTAATGATTCTATTGAGTTTGTTGATCATGGACTCTCTGATGGAGAAGTGGTTGAATACGAGAATGGTGCGAATGCCATCGTAACAGGTCTCAGTACAACAAAACAGTATAAAGTACTAAAGATAGACAAAGATAAGTTTAGACTTGCTGAGGCAGGTAATAAGGGTGCTAGAGAAACAATAGACACAAACTATAATAACCGTCAGAATGTGTATCTAGATTCTGATGGTGCTGGAAGCGGATATCACTCTATTAAATATCCTCCAATTGTATGTAAAGTTAAAGTATTAACTAAAAATCAACAACAAGAAGAACCTACCGCAACTCCAGTTGTTAGAGGTCAGATTGATGATATTTTAATATACGATCATGGTGCAAACTATGGATCTAAAATCTTAAATTTTCCAAATCCACCTATTGTTAATATTCCTACAGGACAATTAGGTCAAATTGGTCTTGTTGTTTCAAATGGTACTATTACTGATGCATTTGTTGCAAATGGAGGAAGTGGTTATGTAGGACCTCCTGATCTTACCGTTGTTAGTGCAGCGACAACAGCAACTGGTGCTATTTTAAGATCTATTGTTAGTGATGCTGGAAAAATTACAGATGTAAAAGTAATATCTGGTGGTATTGGATATGCAGCAACTAATACAAGTGTTAATGTTACACCTGTTGGTCAGGAGTTTAAGGCAGAAGCGACTGTAAGGTCTCTTACTGTTAATAAGGCGTATCGCTTAGATTCACCTGAATTAGACTTCTTACAACCGATTGGAGAGGGTTTAGCGGTTAATGTTGTTGGATATGGTAACTCTATTAGGAACTTCTTCGATGATGATGGAACAGGTCACTCTCCTATCATTGGTTGGGCGTATGATGGAAATCCAATTTACGGTGCTTATGGATTAGTTGAAATTGATAATATTCAGTCTGATGTTAAGAAGATGGAATCTAGTTATGAGATATCAGCAACTAATATTTCAAATAGACCTCCTTCAGCAGAATATCCATATGGATATTTTGTAGATGATTATGTTTATACTGGAAACGGAGATTTAGACGAACATAACGGAAGATTTACTAAAACTCCTGATTTCCCAGAAGGATGCTATGCGTATTTTGCTACAGTAGATGATTTAGACAATCCACAGTTCCCATTCTTTGTTGGAAACACATATAGATCTTTTGCTATTGAGGAAAACACTATAAACGGTAAATTGCTTGATCAAACCACTTTTGAGTTTTCTACTTCAGATCTTATAAGAAATACGCAACCATATAACCTATTTGGTGATAATGTTAGTTACGACTATGTGTTCCAACCATATAGAGTTAATAATCAGGTTTCAAATCCAAGTAGTTTATTACAAGGTCCTATAGAATCTATTAATATTGTAAATAAGGGTTCTGGTTATAGTATTGGTGAAAAATTAGTATTTGACACTACAGGAACTGGTGGTGTTGGATTAGATGCGGAAGTCTCAAAACTTCATGGAAAACCAATTGATAATATTAGTAGTTCTGTTACTACATTATCAAATCTTCCTATTCAACATACTAGAGACGGAGTTGTATTTAAAGTAACTCCGTATCATGAATTTGATGCTGAAAATACTGTAAATGTACTTGGTATATCAACTTATATTAAAAACTTAGAAGGATTTAAAAAGATTGCAGTTGCAGGTTATGGTGCATCTTTGACAGATGACGGTTATACTGGTATTATTACAGATATAAGAGTTAACTTTATTGCTCCTAATGTTGCAGTGGGTGACTCTATTGGTATTGGTACAGAAACTGCTAGAATTCTTGATTTCTTTCCTAGTGAAAAAATTGTTAGAATAGAAAGATACGCTGGTTTTACCACTGCTGCAGTAGGAGCTGCTATTACATATTTTACTAGTGAGTTTACAGTTCCTGTAGAAACAGATCCTTTTAATTCTAGATTTCAGGATTTAATATATTTCAACCCTAAAGAATCAGTCGGTGTTGGAACAACTGTTGGAATCTCAACTACTGTCAATGTATCTCTTAACGGAGTTACTAAACAGAGATCTATTCTTGCACAAACTTTACATCTGTTTAATCATGGTCTTAAAACTAATACTAAGGTCACCTTCGACAAACGAGGTAATACTGACCTTTTTGTTACTGATTCCATAAGTCCGTACACTGCTCCAAGTGCTTTGAGTGGTGATTTCTATGTTATCAATAAAACACCCAGTACAATCGGTCTTAAGACTAGTGTAGAAGGTCCTGCTTTATTCTTTACTACAACAGGCGATGACAAACCGAATTATTCATTAGTAACCAACTATAAACAGGAAACTGCAACTGTTAGAAGAAGTCAAGTGACTATTCAAACAACTGAGGATCATGGTTTAGAAGAAAATGATAGATTTGATCTAATTGTTAAGACAGGATTAACTACTGGTATTGGTACTTCTACAAGAGCAACAGTCAAACTAATTGACGGTTACACAGTTATTAATCCTTTAGATATTCCTACAAGCGGAGTTAATACTACAACTAATATATTTACTATTGAGGATCATGCTTTAGAAACAGGATTTAAAGTTTTAATGTATGGTGCTGGTGGTATTCCGTCTCAACTTCCTAGTGGATTAGAGCAAAGAACATATTTTGTTTTAAAAATTGATGCAGATACATTCCAATTAGCAAATACAGAAAAACAACTTCGTGCAGATCCACCTGAACTTGTTTCATTTGTATCTGTAGGACATACTGGACAAAGTATTAATCCTATTAATCCACCAGTTACAGTATTCCGTGAAAATAATATTGTATTTGATCTTAACGATACTAGTTTACTTGGATCAAAACTTAAGTTATTTTATGATAGAAATTATTTTAATGAATATGTAGGAACTGGATCTACTTCTAACTTAGAAGTTGTTGGATTTGGTACTGTTGGTATTGGAACTACAAATCCTGATAACATGCCATATAAGCAAGTTAATTTCAGTGATAGTCTTAAAGATACTATTTACTATGCAATAGAAAAAGGTGGGTATATAACAACTAGCGAAACTGATGTAGTAAATGGAAATGAAATTAAATATCAAGATAGCGGATTCAATGGAAAAGGATATATTGCAACTGGAGTAGCTGGAACTGTATTTACCGCTAACATTGGTGCAGAACCAGAAAAAGATCATTACACTCAAGATGACTGTGCGGAATTATATTATAGTCATACAGGTGCTGCTGCAACTGGTGGTGTATCAAAAATAAAAATTATTAATGGTGGATTTGGATTCCAGAGACTCCCTGCTGTAACTTCTATTGGATCTAGCGGAATTAGTGCGGAATTAGAATTATTTGGAAGTAATATCAACCTATTAGATGAGGTTAGTGTTCCTACAGATGTTTTTGGATATCCCTCTGATAATACATTAAAACCAGATGCATTCTTACCTAGAATTTTGTTAATTAAGAATGCTAATAAAGTTCTCTCTGCAAATGTAACATTTGGAGGAAGATCATATCTTAATGCACCTGCTCTTGTTGTATTTGATCAAACAACTGGAGAAATTATCACTAATGGTCTTCTTGTCGCAGAATTAAGTGATACTGCAGTAAACAGGGTAAATGTTGTTGTTGAACCTAGAGGTTTGACTGGTAACGATTATGGTATTGCACCTCTAAGAAATAGTAATGGTATTAGCGTTCTTGAGGCAGTTTCAGATGTAGGAATTCTTACTTGTAAAATTACCACTCCTGTTCTTGGATATGATGTAGAACCATTCCAAACTGGTGATATTGTTTATCTTGAGGGAATAGATTACACTGCTGGATCGGGAGATGGATTTAACTCTGGGGATTACAAATTTATTGATTTTGCGATTGCTGATTATAATAGTGCAACTAATCCAAGAGAAGTTACATTCACTTATACAGGATTAACTACTAATCCTGGAATTGGTGCAACCGTGGTTCCTGGTTTTGGTCAAATTGTAAAATCTGAAGATCTTGCAAGATTTGAAGCAACTAAGTCATTCTCAGAATTTAGAAGCAATGAACCATTGAGAAGAAACAATGATTTATTTACAGATTTGATAATGACCGATATTGATGTCAATGCTGGCATCATGGTTGTTAGTGGATCTTTAAATCTACAGGTTGACGACAAATTACTCGGAACCAATAGTGGTGATGTATGCGAAGTACAAGCTATAACAGAATTTGATGGATATTTTGAGATTTCACCTACAATTGATACAAATGTTGGTTGGTCAGATAATATTGGTTTAATTGGAGATAACAATCAATTTTTACCAGATAATGATTATTATCAGAATATGTCTTACGCTATTGAGAGTGAAAAGACATACGAAGAGTTAGTTACCTATGTTAACGATATTGTACACCCTGCAGGATTTAAAAACTTTGCAAATACTCAAATTTTAGCAACAGGTAACGCTGGTGAGACATTTATTCCTGCTAAAGATGCTGGTGGATTAGTTCTTGACTTTATTAATGATCCTCTTAGAGTAGATGCTATTTACAATTTTGATGTTGCTAGAGATGCAAACTCTGCTGATAATTTATCTAAATTCATAGAAATTGAACAAACAAGACTTGCAGACTTTATTTTATGCAAAACAAATAGAGTTCTTTTACATGATGATATTAGTCCTGAATTCATTAGTAATGAATCTAATGATTTAAGTGATAGTAGAGTTATTGCTGCTACTGTTGCTGGTAGATATTACTCAAGATATCTTGTTCAAACAATACATGATGCACAAGACCCACTTAAAAATCATTATCAATTGAATGAATTGATTCTTATTACATGTAATGAGGATACATATTTACTTCAAAAGAGTGCTCTTAACAATACAAACCAAGTTGGTTTAGCAACTGGATATGGTGAGTTCTTTGCTCAGTATAATGTTAATAATGGACAAACACAAATAAGAATTAAACCTTACGAACCATTTGATACAAACTACGATATTAAGGCATTCCAGCAAGGTTTTGCTGATAGTGTTGGTACTGGTCAAACTGAACTAGGTAATGCAGAAGTTAGAAGCGTTAATGCTAGTGTAGGAACAGGTACAACAACTGAGATTGTAGGAATTAATACAGTTAATTTAGCAGGTTATCATGGACATATTGCAGTTGTTAATAAAAATGATAATAAAGTAGATTATCATGAAATAGTTGTACAACATGATGGTGTTGATACTTATATGACTGAGGTTGGATCATTTAACACTAGGCAAAGTCTTGGTGGATTATCCTCTCCACAGTTTATGGGTACATTTACTTCTGCTATTGAAAGTGGAGTTGTTAAACTTAAGTATGTTCATAGTGAGGCACAAGCTGTAGATGTTAAATGTAAGTTTTTATCTTTCAATCCTGTTGGATACGGAACTACATCAGTTAAACACTTTAACATCCCATTTACACCCGAAGGATCGGAAAGAAGTGGAAGAATAGTCGTTGGTTCTTCTGCAACAACAGGAATTGCAACTGTATGCGGAATTACATCATTTACTGATCTATCTTTTAAATCTACAGTTTCTGTAAGTTATGGAAACACTCAAACATTCCATCAGATATATGTTCTATCAGATCCTAATAAAGTAGATACATTCTTATCTCAAGGACCTATTGCTGCAGTAGGAACTACTACTGGTATTGGTACATTTGGTGCTGAGTTTAGTGGTAGTAATGTTAATTTAGAATTCTATCCAGATTCAGGAGTTACTGGTATTGTTAGCATCTTCTCTTACAATGAGATTATATACAAACAAAATGATCCTAATGGACTTCTTGCTGGTATTGGTTCATTTAATTACGGTCAAGTATTTGAGAATCAAACTCAAAATACTTACTTAGGTATAAACAATAGAAATATTAGAAAATTTGGATTAAAGTATCAAAACACTCCAATTTACCAAAGAGCAATTAATCCAGAAAATGTTAATGACATTGATAAAGGAACAGGTCTTATTACTGTAAAACATTTCTTCTCTAATACAGAAAAAGTAAGTTACCTTCCCGATTCTAATATTGTTGGACTTGCTGCAAGTGCTTTAGAATATTCTACTGGATATGGATCAACTGTTCTTCCAAGTGAGTGTTTTATTGTTAAGTCTAATAACAACCAATTCTTTATCTCTACATCAATTCAAGATGCTAGAATTGGTAAGGGAGTTACCTTTGCACAAGATAAGGGTCAAGGTAACCTTCACAAGTTTACAATGGATAAGAGAGATTCTAAGTCTATAATTTCTATTAATGGATTAGTACAAAAACCACTTTCTCACACATCTATTACATATGAATTAGATACTGCTGTTAATGGTTTTGTTACTTGTTTCGCCCTAAGTGGTTTAAGTACAATAAGATCTGGAGATTTACTTAGAATTGATGATGAGTATAGTATTGTTCAAACAGTTGGTTTTGGTAGTACACCTGCAGGACCTATAACTGGTATTGGAACTTGGAGTCTTGTTGAAATAGAAAGAGGAACAGTAGGTAGTGCAGCAACAGTTCATTCTGCTGGATCAACTGCAAGAATTTATAGAGGTGCTTTCCAGATAGTTGATAGTGATGTATATTTCACTAATGCTCCTCTTGGTGGTGACTTAGGTTTGATTAATCCAAGTAATCTTCCTTATCCTAGAGCATCATTTGGTGGAAGAACTTACTTAAGACAAGACTACAGCACTAACCAAATATTTGATGATAACTCAGATCAGTTTGATGGTTTAGAAAATATATTCCCATTAACCTCTACAGGTGTTGCTGTAACTGGTATTGGTTCAACTGGTGGTAATGGAGTTCTGTTTATTAATAGTATGTTCCAAGCACCATTTGGTGAGAACAATGAAGGTGTTGCAAACTTTAAAATTATAGAACAAAGTCTTGGTGGCATCGCTAGTGTCAACTATACAGGTATTACTTCGTTTGGATTCACGGATCTAATAATTGATGAAGGAGATGTTAACCAAAATCAACTACCTAGAGGTGGCATCATAGTTTCTGTTGCATCTACACCAGGTCAAGGTTATGCTCCATTTAAAGGTGCTAAGGTTAGGGTAACCACTGGAAAAGATGGTGCTATTACAGGCATTACTGGTATATCAACAACTAGAGAGTTTATAGATGTTGAAAGTGTAGATTATGATAAGATAACTGGACTTGCAACTGTATCTACTACAAAAGTACATAGATTTGGAGTTGAAGATTTTGCTAAGTTAGTTGGTTTAGAATTTACTTGTCCTACTTCTGCTTACCCATCAGGAATAACGACCCTTGGTATTACATCATTTGTATATGATCATATTGTTGGTATTGCTACAATAATTACAGACTCTACACATGGATTTACTGATCCAAACTTAGTAGGTATAGTAACTGATGGATTGACATTTACTTGTGATATGGATGGTTATAGAACAAATCATACATATCCAAGATCTACTGATCCTGCAAATAATAAGTTCTTAGAAATTAGGAATGTAACTAGAGATGAATTTGATGTAAATGTAGGTATATCAACTCAAGTAAGATATACTCCAGTGGATGCTGTTTATGATGCTGTTGCTGGTATTATGACAGTGACTATTGGATCACATGATATCATGTCTGGAACTAGTATCAAGATTGATCAAGAATCAATTAATTTCCAGTGTGCGATGGATGGTCTTTCTACAACTAAGTCATATCCTAGAACAACTGATCCATATTTTGATAGAGCAATCTCAGTTGCATCTACTACTGCAACAGGTATTGCTATAACTGTAGGAACTTCTCCTATCGTTAATTACAGTATTACTACTGCAACTTACAATCCATCAACAGGTATTGTAACTGCTACTATTGGACAACATCCTCTTAAAGATGGAACCTCTATTAAGTTAAAAGAGGGTTCTCTAATCTTTAGATGCGAAACTGACAATTATATTTCAACCCATACATATCCACGCAATATTATTGATACTCAAACTATTAACGGTGCTGAATATGATGCAACTGCTGGTATTATGACAGTTACTGTTGTACCTGGTGGTCGTCTAATACATGATGGAGATTTTGTAAGATTTGATAATGATTCTATTAGATTTACTTGTGATATGGATGGTGGAACATCTACTAAGTCTTATCCAAGATCTACCGATCCTTATAGTGGAAAGTGGGTACCAATCACAGGAATAGGAACTACTTCATTTGCTGTTAATGTAGGTAAGTCACCTATACAACCTTTTGCTATCTCTAGTGCTATCTACGATCCTACTGCTGGTATTGTAACGGTCAGCATACCTGATCATGAATTTATGACTGGTACTAGCATAAGAATCTCTCCTTATTCATTAGCATTTAGATGTGGTCTTGATACTTATCAAAGTATTCATAGGTATCCTAGAACAACTGATACTGTTGGTTATAATACTGCAGTCTCTATTGCTTCTACAACGGTAGATACTATTTCATTCCAAATACTTCCAAGTCAACCATCAAGTAATGTATCAACTCACCATCATGTTCCAAATGATAAATTAACACCAATTAATGCATCATATGATCCTGTTGTAGGAATCATGACTGTTACATCTAATAATCATGGACTCTATAATGGTGATTATGTGAAGTTTGATGATGGGTCTGTCAACTTTACATGCACTAGAGATAATAATCAAAAAGTTTGTGGATATCCTAGACCAAAAGATCCTTATCACAATACATGGGTTAAAGTATCTAATGTAACAACTAATACTTTCAGAGTCAATGTTGGAAAATCATATGATACTGCTACACATACTTTTGTATCGGGAACAACTGATAGTATTACTAGATCTGTAATAGTAGGTGGTGGTGCATACAACCATACTTTTGTTAGTGCTGGTGTCGGTAGTATGGATCAAAAGCGTGATAGAACATTTGATCAACCAGTTAAGATTACTGCTGGATATACTTTAGATACCGCAGAAGATATTGTTTATGATCCTGTTGCTGGTATTATGACAGTAACTGCTGCTGCTCATGGAATGATGAACGGCGACTATGTTCTTATCGAAAATAATTCAATTAAACTTGAGTGTTCACAAGATAACTATGTTACACCTCATCTATATCCAAGAATTACTGATCCAATTAGCGGTGATTGGGTATCAGTCGCAAGTACAACAGTCAATACATTTGCAATAGATGTTGGTAAAACTAATACTGGTGATCAATATGTTCATAGATTTGCTGGTGCAGTGCCCAATGGTATTAGAAAACAAAATGGAACTATTACTTTCCAAGCAGGTATTTCAACTGATACAAGTGAACATCGTTATGATATCATGGCAGGTCATGAAGCATCTAACGCAATAATTAGCGGTGGAAACTATGCTCATACTTTTGCTAGTGCATCAACTGGAGCAATTAGAACTGGTGGTGGATTTGAACATAGATTTGTAAGTGCTGCTTCTAGCACTCTCTATGTTGATTCTTGGACAGGTGCTGCTCTAACTGTATCAAATGCAGTGTACAATCCTGAGACAGGTATTGTTAGGTTTACTGCTAAGAATCATGGATTGGTTGCTCCAGAAAGTTTAAAACTAAGAGGCATTGGTGTTACTTGTGCATATGGTGCTAAAACATATCCAAATGATAAAACTGGTTTCTTCTTCAAGGTTAGATCTGTTGGAACTACAACATCATTTGAAACATTCGTTGGAGTTTCTACCTTACAGCATGATTATACTGGTGGTGGAGTAGTACAGGTTGGTGTTACAAGTAATCTATTCCCAAGTTTTGACGAAGCATATCCTATTGCAGGTATTGTTTCTGCTCGTTCATTTGAGGTAAATGTTGGACCTAACACAATTGGACATACTTATGTTCAAGGTGGTACGGTTGCTGAATGGTATCCTTTATCTTATGGTTCTGGATATAGAACTGGATTAGGAACTATTGGTATTGGAATATCATCTCCAACTAAAGGAGTCAATGCTGAACTAACTGCAATAGTTGGTGCTGGTGGATCTTTGATATTCAGTATTGGTGCTGGTGGAACTGGATACACTGGTGAGTATGATCAAGTCTTTGCTCCAGAACCAAACGGAGAAAACTTACCTATTGTTGGAATATCTAGAATCGGTGGTGGAACAGAGACTGGTGTTGGTTGTTCTGTTAGTGTTGAAATTTCTGGTATTAATACAACTACTGGTATTGGATCAACTTTAGCTGAAGTTTCTGGATGGGAGTTTAGTAAGAAAGGATATGGATTTAAGAGAGGAGATGTATTTACTGTTGCTGGTCTTTCTACAGATCCTAATGCAGGTGATAACTTTAGAAACTTTGAGTTAGAAGTCGTAGAAGTATTTACTGATGATGTTGCTTCTTGGCAGTTTGGTAATATTGATTATATTGACAATATAAAACCAAATCAAAATGGAAATAATAAGAGATTCCCATTATACTATCAATCACAGTTAGTTAGTTTTGAGATTGATAGAAACGATCAAGATTCTAGTGAAATTGATTTATCTACTGTTTTATTAGTATTCATTAACGGAGTAGTTCAAGAACCAAATGTCAATTACATATTTACTGGTGGTTCTGTAATTGAATTCTCTAGTGCTCCAACTAAAACTGATGATGTTGTCATATTCTTCTATAGAGGAACAATAGGTCAAGACAGTTTCATTTTTGATATTAATGAAACTATTAAAACTGGTGATACCTTAAGATTAGATAAGAGTGCTGAACTACAATTTAATAGAGTAGAAAAAGATCAGTCAAACTTTGCTCAACTTGAAGATAGAATCATCAAGAGGATTGATAGTGCTTCTACAGTAGAAACTCCATTCTATCAAGGTCCAGGTGTCAGCAATGATAATTTCAAACCTATGACATGGACTAAGCAAAAAGGAGATAGAGTTATTGACGGTACTGTAGTTTCTAAAGCAAGAGATTCATATGTATCTCAAATAAATCCTACTGCAAATATTATTGGAGTTCTTACTTCAACAGATAATTTTGTATTTGTTGACACTGTTGGTAACTTTAGAGATACTGATAATCTATTATCAGAATCATTTGGATTACTTGCTATTGCTCCTGTTGGATATGGTACAACTGCAGCTACTGGAGTTAACTTTGAGAATATATCTGGTGTTGAACCATTAGTTGCTGATGTTGCTGGATATATAGGTGTGGTTACTGGTATAGGAACTACTGCTGGTATTGGTACTGACTTAGCACTTGAGGTTTTATTTGACAATCAAGAATATGTTAATGCAGGTAATAATGCAACAGGATTATCAACAAACTATCCATTCAAATTATATGGAACAGGTATCAATACAGCAGGAATTGCAATAACGAGTATTGATACACATGACACTGATATAGTTTCTATCAGCACACATTATGGAGATAATATTTACTATGCGAGTGCCATTAGTTTCCGTAATGGTGGTCGTCAGGGTATTATCACTGCTAACATAGCATCATATACTGACACAAGTGATATGGTAGGTGTAGGATCCACGGGATTTGCTTACGCTCACTTTACTTGGGGAAGATTCGGTAATGTAACCAGATCTTCTAATGCTATTGAATTAGATGTTAAAGGACTATCTTATGATAGTCAACTTAGCAACTTCCCTCTAGTTATTAGAAGGGGCGTAGGGCATAGAGGAACTGGATCTCTGCCCAAACTTCTATAAATACAAAAAAGTTAGACCTTTAGTGCTACAGATGTAATGGCCGCAATTATCACAGATCAATTTAGAATAATAAATGCTAATAATTTCGTTGACTCCGTAATTAGTGGTGATAACTCCTATTATACTTTTTTAGGTCTTGCTAATCCAACAGAGACTGGATACGGAAGAACGAGTACATGGAACAGTACAACCGTTGAACCACCATCACCAACAGATAGTGTTAGTTACATAAATCATGTATATGATACTATGATGTTTGGTAGAAAAGTTTTACCTGGCGATGTTCGTAGATTAGTAAGAAAAACTCAATGGACAAAAGGTACATCATATGATATGTACCGTCATGATTATGATGTAACTAATAGATCACTAGTTTCTAACTCTAGTAGACTATATTCTGCAAACTATTATGTAATCAATAAAGACTTTAGAGTTTATATTTGTATTGATAATGGATCTGCAGGTATTACATCTACCGCAGGTGCATCACTTGATGAACCTACATTTACTGATCTTGAACCATCTGCTGCTGGTGTTAGTGGTGATGGTTATTTGTGGAAGTATCTATTTACAGTTCCTCCTGCTGATATTGTTAAGTTTGACTCTACTGAGTATGTTGCTGTTCCTAATGAATGGTCAACAAGCACTGAGAATGAGATTAAAGTGGTTCGAGATAATGGAGACTCGACAGTAAATAATAATCAAATTAAAGTTGTCTCTATTGATGCTCAAGGTGAGGGTTATTCTTTCCTTGCATCTCCGATAGAAGTTGATATACTAGGTGATGGAACTGGGGGTAAAGTCCGAGTTCAGACCAATACCAATGGTCAAATAATTTACGCAAAAGTTACTGCAGGAGGGCAAGGTTACAGTTTTGGCAGGGTTGATCTTTCTTCTATTAATGGTAGTGCTACAAAGTTTGCTAAATTAACACCTATCATTCCTCCTTCTAGAGGTCATGGATTTGATCTTTATAAAGAATTAGGAACTGATAAAGTTTTAATTTACACTAGATTTGATAACTCTACATATGATTTTATTTCTGATACTATATTCTCTCAAGTAGGAGTTGTTAAAAATCCTGTTGCTTCAGGTGCTGGATCTACTTCTGTTCTCAATACATCAGAATTTTCCGCAGCTAATTCTATGAAATTTACAGGAGATCTAACACAGACTCTTACAGTTGGTGCAGAGATAACACAGAATATACCTGGCATTGGAACTGCCAGAGGTTATATTGCTTCATATGATGTAACTACTGCTGTAATTAAATATTTCCAAGATAGAAATCTTTATCTTCATCCTTCATTATATGATCAGACTGATAACATAGGTGTTGGTGGAGATGCAAAAGTTCTTGATTTTACTGCTGCTGGTGATGCTGTTACCTCTGGTGCATTTAGTGTAAACATAGATGGAGGTTTCTCAGGAATCTCAACAACTACACCATCTGGTAAAGTTGTAGATCTCGGTGTACAGTTTACAAGTGGTCTCGCTGGACCTGAGATAAATAAAAGAACAGGTGAGATTATTTACCTTGATAATAGACCTTCTATTACAAGAAATGAACGCCAAAAAGAAGACATCAAAATCGTATTAGAATTCTAAGAAGATGCCACAACAGACCAATCTTAATGTAAGTCCCTATTACGACGATTTTGATCCTAGTAAAGGTTATCATCGTGTTCTATTCAAACCTGGTTTTCCAGTTCAAGCTAGAGAACTATCTACTTTGCAATCTATTCTGCAAAATCAGATAGAAACTTATGGTAGTCATATATTTAAAGAAGGTGCGTTAGTAATACCTGGTTCAACAACATTTGATGGAAATTATTTTGCTGTTCAAGTTAATCCAACACATTTAGGTACTGATGTTTCTGTATATGCTAATAATGTAATAGGAAAAAGATTTAAAGGACAAAATAGTGGAGTTACTGCAAAGGTAATTAATTATATTACTGCTACTGAATCTGATAGAGATTACGATACTTTTTATGTAAAATATATTGATTCATCTAGTGATGGAGATTTTTCATTCTTCCAAGATGGTGAAGTCCTTGTTGCAGAAGAACCAATAACTTATGGTAATACAACAATCAATATTGGTGGAACTCTTGCATCTACAATTGCATTAAACGCATGTACTACAGGTTCTGCTTGCTCTATTGATGAGGGTGTATACTTTATCAGAGGAAATTTTGTAAAAGTAAATAAGCAAACAATTATATTAGATCAATATAATCAATCTCCATCTTATAGAATTGGACTTCAAGTTTTAGAAACCACTGTTAGTGCAAAAGGAGATGAAAGCTTATATGATAACGCTAAAGGATTTTCTAACTTTGCTGCACCAGGTGCAGATAGATTACAAATAACACTTATCTTATCTAAGAAAAGTATTAATGATTTTGATGATACTGATTTTGTAGAAGTATTAAGAATTAAAGAAGGTCAAGTATTTTCATTAAACAGAGATAATGAATATAATAGAATAAGAGATTATTTTGCTAAAAGGACTTATGATGAGTCTGGAAATTATACTGTTAATCCATTTGGTATTAATGTTGCTGAGTCTCTTAATGATCGTCTTGGAAATGATGGTGTATATTTTAAAGGACAAACTACATTTGATAGCAATGTGCCAGATGATGATCTTGCGTGTTTAAAGGTAACTGCTGGTAAAGCATACATTTATGGATATGATGTTGATGTAACTACTCCACAAATAATTGATTTTGAGAAACCAAGATCAATTGAAACAGTTGAAAATCAATCATTCAATTTTGAAATGGGGAATAGATTCCTCGTTAATAATGTAAGTGGTATTACTACACTTACCGAAAGAATAGATTTAATGGGAGGTCCTATTGGTGGAAGTCTAAATGCTGCTGGTACTTCTCAAAAAATTGGTGATGCAAAAGTATATGGATTTTCTTTAAGAGATGCTGCATATGAAAATAATGGAACTGATTGGAACTTATATCTTTATGATATTCAAACATATACATCATTAGAATTAAATGATAATGTAAGTTCAGATGAACTTAATCAATCTGGATTTATTGTTGGTAAAGAAAGTGGTGCTGAAGGATATGCAGTTTCTGCAGGTGCTGGATCTAGTAGTATACAAGTTACTCAGACTGCAGGAACATTTAGGAGAGGAGAAAAAATTAGTATTAATGGTGATGAAACTGTATCAAGAACTATTGAAAAAGTAACTGCTTTTGGTATTAATGATGTATATGAATTTGCACAAAGCGGAAATAGTTTTACTGCTAGTAAAAAATTAAATCAAGTAATTCCAGTTGGTTTTGGTGCTGGTCAATTTAATATTGCTGCTGATGGTACAGTCACTTCACCAAGAGCAGATAGTTTCTTAATTTTCAAACCTGGCGATATATTTTCTTACGGTGCTGCTAATGATACTGCTGGTGCCTCTCTTAATGTTCCTACTCGTAATGTAGTTCTAACAGTTGCTGCTGACGGACAACAGATGAAAGTCGGTACAATGACAACTGTTGCCGATGTGTTTGATGGAGGAGTAAAAGCATTTGAGGGTATTGGATATAGAGGTGTACAAGATGTTTCTTTACAAAATTCATCTTTAATTTCTAGAATTCCAGACATAGGAGTTAATAATGTAGATTTTAGTGATTCTACTTTATTCCTTAGTTCTCAAGTAACAAATGAAAGTAGTAATGCATTAGGTCAATTAGTTCTTCCAGTAACTTCAGTTGATCTTGATGATGTAACTTTTGTTGCTTTTGATCAAGAAAGATATTCTGTTGCATATTCAAATGGAACTATACAATCTATTACTGAAGATCAAATTCAAATAACTGGAAGTAGTATTACAATATTTGGACTAACTCCAAACCAAACTAATATTAGAGTAAATGTAACTGTTCAAAAATCAAATATAAAAAACAAAGTTAAAGAATTTAAGAGATGTCAACAAACAGAAATTACTAGATCTGTAAATCGAAGATCTGGAACTAATCCTAGCACTAGTATTAATGATGGATTAAATCATAGTGCTCTATATGGAATTAGAGTTCAGGATAGAGAAATATGTTTAAATCATCCAGACGCTACTGATATTATTGCAGTCCTAGAATCATTAGATACTAACACACCTGTTCTTGATAAATTAACATTTACATCTACTGATGATATTTTTACCGAAGCAATTATTGGTGAAAAAATTACAGGATCAGATAGTAAAGCAATTGCTAGAGTAATCTCTATTGATTCTGGTAACAATCAAATTAGTATAGTTTATCTTACTGATAATAAATTTACATTACTAGAAACACTAGATTTTGAAGAATCAAGTGCTACTGCTACAGTTCAAGCAACAACACCTGGTAAGTATAATGATATTACTAGCAGTTATTTGCTAGACAAAGGACAGAAAGATCAGTATTATGATTATTCTAAAATTGTTAGAAATGCTGGAGCATTTGTTCCTCATAGAAAACTATTGATTATCTACAACAGATATGATGTTCCTAGTGGTGACACTGGAGATATATTTACTGTTAATAGTTACGAGTTAGAAAGATATAAAGATGATATACCAGCAATAGGACCATCAAGAACTCCTGCACATGATGTATTAGATTTTAGACCACAAGTTCCTGTATATGATCCAGCATCTGCTACAGTATCTCCATTCTTCTTTACTGCTAGAGATTTTAGTGGAAAACCTGATAGACTTTTAACACCTAATGAGTCGGTTGTATTTGACTATGACTTCTATCTTCCTAGAATAGACAAATTAGTTTTACATCAAAATGGTGAATTTATCTTATTACAAGGTACACCTTCTAGACAACCAATACCTCCAGAGTCACAAGATAGAACACTTGAACTTGCTACAATTCTTCTTCCTGCATATCTTAAAAATGTAGAGGATGCAAGAGTATATCTAAAACAAAATCGTAGATATACGATGAAAGATATTGGTAAAATTGATGATAGAGTTAGAAATTTAGAAGAAATAACTACCTTAAATCTTTTAGAAAAGAGTGCAGAGTCTCTTCAAATTAGAGATGCACAAGGTTTTGATAGATTCAAATCTGGATTCTTTGTAGATGCATTCAATTCATTTAATTTTATGGCACCGAGTTCTCCTGCCGATATTGATACAGAACTTCAAGAACTCAGACCAATAAGAGAATTTGATTCTATTGCTTTACAAGTTGCTCCTAAAACAGATGTATCAGTACAGCAGTTAGATCTTAATACTGATTTTGCATTACTTGATGATGAAAATACACAAAAGACAGGTAATCTTCTTACATTAAGATATGAAGATGAACTTTATATTGAGCAGAATTTTGCAACCAAAACAAACAATATCAACCCATTTCATGTTGTATCATATACTGGAGAAGTTAAACTAAATCCAGCTGTTGATAATTGGATCAATACTCAAAGAACACAAAATGTTATTAGAAATACCATTGGTATTACTGTTTTCAACAATCAAGTTGCTGCTAACTTTAATGTAACCACAGCAGGAAATGGTGGTGGATCTGCAACAGTAACAACTAATGAGGTTGGTAGAACTACACAAAGAGATGATATTAGATCTGAGAACACATTTATTGCTGAAGAAGATTTTGATCCATTCTGTCGTTCTAGAAATGTTGAGTTTACTGCATTAGGTTTAAAACCATTTACTAATTTCTATGCATTCTTTGATAATATTGGTGGTATCGACATCGTACCAAAACTTTTAGAAGTTTATGATGTTACAGGATCATTCCAAGTTGGAGAAACAATAAGAGGATCCCTTGGTGCAACTGCATTTGAGTTTAGATTATGTACTCCAAATCATAAGAAAGGACCGTTTGCTAACCCCACAGAAACATATAGTGTAAATCCATATGACCAAAGTTCTACATTGCCAAATGGATACTCACAGGCATCAACAATATTAAACATTGATACTGTTGCACTTTGTGCTCAAGCACAAGGAGCATTCTTTGGATTTGCACCAACTAATATGGTTCTTAGAGGATTAACTAGTGGTGCTCAAGCAAGGGTAGCAAGAGTAAGATTAGTTTCTGATAACTTTGGTGATCTAACTGGTGCTATGTGGATTAGAGATCCTAATGCAACTCCTACTCCTCAAGTAAGAATTAGATCTGGTAATAGAACCTTTAAGTTAACATCTAGTGAAATAGATGCTGAACCTATACCAGGCAGCACATTAATTTCTAGTGGTATTGCTAGATATACAGCAACTGGTACAACAAGACTTGTTCAAACTGATGTTAGAATTACAACTTTAGAAACTACTACAGTTACAAATCTATCAACAATTGATATACAAAGATCAGATCCACCCCCTCCTCCACCTCCACCACCACCCCCTCCTGTTATTATTAACAATACTGTGGTTATTGATAGAACTAGAACTATCACTAATAACTTAGTAACAATAGTAAACAGAAGAGGAACCTCTCCTAATAGAAGAAGGAGAAGAAGAAGGAGAAGAACTCGTAGTAGAAGAAGAGACCCATTAGCACAGTCATTTGTAACTGGACCTGAGGGTGTATATTTAACTAAGGTTGAAGTTTTCTTCGCAACAGTTAACTCTGGAACAACACCAGTAAATCTTCAGATAAGAACAGTTGAGTTAGGTTTACCTACACTTGATATTGTGTCTCCCGATGCAATAGTAACTTTGCGTCCATCTGATATAACAACATCTACTGATGGTAGTGTTCCAACCACATTTGAATTCCCATCACCTGTTTACTTAGATCCTAACGAAGCTTTCTGTGTAGTTCTGCTATCAGATAGTGATGAGTATACGGTATTCTGTGGAGAAATGGGTCAGAAAGCCATTAATCAACAGACTCTTCCTTCTGCTCAAGGTAAGATTTACTCACAGCAATTTGCTATGGGTTCACTCTTTAAATCTCAAAACGGATCTACTTGGACTCCAGCTCAGTTTGAAGATATGACTTTCAAACTTTATAGAGCAAAGTTCACCTCACAAAGAGGATTGATAACATTCTTCAATCCACCTATTGAACCTAACAATAGTCAGGTTCCTCGTCTAAACTTCAACCCTATTAAAGGTCTTCCTAAGAAAGCTAAAATTGGTATTACTACCACAACTAATGCTGGATTAATTGGAACGGTATTTACTCAGGGAAGAAAAATTGGTGAGAGTAATCAAACTCATCGCTACGCATTTGTTGATGACAAAGGCGGACCTGTCGATGGTACTGTTGGTATCTTAACTGGTGGTAAAGGATACGGAACTCCTACAAACCCAGTAAGTACTTTCAATATTACTGGAGATGGTTCTGGATTAACTTTAAATGTTACTGTTTCAGCTGGACTGTCTGCTATTACTGCTGCTACTGTAGTAAATGATGGTAATGGATACAAGGTAGGTGATATTGTCGGACTTACAACTGCAGATACTGGTAATGCTGGTTCTGGTGTTCGTCTTGGTATTAGTTCTATAGCAGGACTTGATACTCTGTATCTAACAAATGTTCAGGCACAGGAATTTGAGGTAACCTCTAATGATTTAACCTATACTCATAGTTCAGGTCAAGTTATAGATTCTGGACTTGATATATGGCAATATGATGAAACAGGTGGACAGTACACAGGTGAATACTTTAAAGTAGATCACAGAAATCATGGAATGTATGGATCTGGTAATAAGGTTCTTATTTCTGATGTAGCGTCTGATGTTCTTCCTACAGAATTAAGTGTTGACATTGCTTCTAATGAAACTAGCATTTCAGTTGCATCAACCAGTCAGTTTACTGAATTTGAAGGTGCTGTAGTTAGTGCTGCTAATACTGGATATGCTTTCTTGAATAGTGAGATTATATCTTACACTAGTGTTGGTATTTCTAGTCTCGGTGGTGTTACTAGAGGAACCAAAGGAACCAATGCACTAAATCATCTTCAAGGTGATGCTATTACCAAATATGAATTCAATGGTGTTTCTCTTGGAAAAATCAATACAGAGCATTCTGTAGAAACTTCTCTAGTTGGTATTGATGAATATTACATCAGGATTAACAGAGGATCTAGCAGAGGTTCTGATGATAACACTAATAATATTCCACAACTATCATTTGCTGAAGAAGCTTCTGGAGGTGGTAATTCAGTTTACGCATCTAAGAACATTCAGTATGATGCTATAAGGACTAATATTGATGCAACAACTTTCGGACCTACAGATTTTGTTTCTCTCACATTAAGGAGTGTTACAGGTACATCTGTTGACGGTAATGAAGCATCATTTGTAGATGTTGGTTTTGAGAACATAGAACTCAATAGAGATAATCAGTTGTCATCAACAAGAATTATCGCTTCTAGAGTTAATGAACAGAATCAATTAGGTTCTTTGGATAGGAACAAATCACATACAATTACTGTTGAATTTGATAATGGTGGAGATGATTTCAACTCACCTACTATTCATCTTGAGGCTGCTTCTTCTTTACTCTATGAGAATAGAATTAATGCACCAATAACTAATTATCTAACTGATCCTAGGGTTAAGCAGAGATTTAATGATCCGCATTCTGCATACTATATGTCGAATCCAATCTATATTAAGAATCCTGCAACATCTATAAGAGTTATATTTGAAGCTCGTAGACCACCTACAACTGATTTTAGAGTTCTACATAGTACTTTAAGAGCAGATTCTAGTGAAGTTACACCTGGCTTTGAACTATTTCCTGGTTATGCCAACCTTTTAGATATAGATGGCGATGGTATTGGTGATCAAATTATTGATCCTAATAATAATAGCGGTTTACCCGACCAATTTATTCCACCTGACGCTACTACATACCGTGAGTACCAATACACGGTAGACAACCTCCCTAGTTTTACTGGATTCCAGATTAAGATAGTCTTTACAGGGACTGATCAATCTAAGCATCCTGTAATTAAAAACCTTAGAGCAATAGCAGTAGCATGACAAAATCATCTTTAATCCCAGTTGAAGGACATCCTAATTTTTGTAGAGATAAAAACACAGGAGCTATCGTTAATACTGATAGTTCCTCTTTCGCTGCTTACCACCAAAGAAACTCCCAAAAAAAGATGGAAAGATTAGAGATAGAAGAGATGAAGAACGACATCGCTGAGATGAAACAAATGATGAGGCAACTAATGTCAAAATTGTGAAATTCTATCTTCCCAAGAAAAAACCGTTTTACGCTGCCCTAAAAATTAATCGTTGGCCAGTGAATTGGTTTGATGACAAAAAAAAGTTAAGGGAAGAGAAAGAAAGAAAAAGACAAGAAAAAATTAAAAAATTATATCCAAAAACATGAGTAGAAATCCACACTCTGAATTCTTGAAATACCACGGTTTTACTGAGGTTGATGCACCAAGAAAAGAAGAAACTGACATGGCAGCATTAAAATCTGAAATGGCAGAAATAAAAATTACTATGCTTCAAGTGCTGCAGGAGTTGAGGAAACTAAATACATAATAGGATAATCCGAGTGTTGTTAACAGATGGCCGTCTACATTGCAAATCTACAAATAGATGCTGGTGTGGACTTTCAGCATGGTTTCAGCCTAGGTGATAGTGATACAGGAACATATTTGAACCTGAACAACTATACCGTTACTTCTCAAATGAGAAAATGGGCTGGATCAACTACATCTGTTTCCTTCGCAGCTACAGTTACCGACCCTGATCAAGGTCAACTCGAAGTTTCTTTGGGTTCGACTCAAACAGTTAATATTAAACCTGGCCGTTATGTTTATGATGTTATATTGAGTGACGCATCTGGTTACAAATATAAGGTCGTTGAGGGAATGATCCTAGTTAGAGTAGGAGTCACAAGGTAACCATGCCATCTCTCAGAATAGGTACAGGCAATCAAGTAAAAGTAATCGCCAGTGGATCTCTTGGTGGAGGTTCTGGTGGTCGCTTGTCTTTACTGTCTGATGTTAACTCAAGTAATCTTCAAGACGGAAGTTTGCTTGTATATGATGCTGCGACAAGTAATTTCGTAGCGACTAAGAATTTCCCTGCAGCAATCATTGATGGAGGTATCTACTAGTGTCAGCTACCCTATTACTAAAACGAACTCTAGGAACTTCACCTCCTAATATTGCACCAGTCGGTACAGGTGTATCTTTTGGTGAACTTGTTTATACTTACGATACCAGTGATGTTGGTGCTGGTAAATCCTATAAGAAATTATATATTGGTAACCCTGCTGGTCCTACAGCAACTCCGATTGTAATCGGTGGTGAATATTATACTAGTCTAATACCAGAAAGTCCTGCCAATTATGGTAATAGGGAGGCAAACAAAGCACTTATCTTAGATTCAAATGCTAAGGTAAAATCTTGGTCTGTAGTAACTGATTTCCATAACGCTGGTGTTGGTACTAACCAAGGAGATTTTTATGTCGGTGGTAACTTAAATGTTACTGGAGATTTAGTATATGATGAAGTAACTGGTAGAAATATTAATATAACAGGTATTGGCACCATTGCCACTATCTTCAATACTAAAGCAACCATTGTTGATGGTTCAATTAATAATCTGTTTACTGTATCAGGACTTGTTACCACTCTGACAGGTACAAGTGCTAATTACACTCAGGTTAATGTAGGACATGCTCTTACTGCTAATAATGTAGAAATTACTGGTATAACTACACTTACCAATAATCTTGATTTCTCTAGAAATTTAATTAAGATTGGTCGTGAGACTGCATCTGGTATTAGTAGTGCTGATGGATCAATATTCATTGGTGACTATGCTGCCACTGGTATGGGTCAATCGACTTCTAATAGAAGAAACATAGCGATTGGTGCCAGTGCATTACAATATGGTGGTGTTGGAAATAATGCTGATGAATTAGAATCTAATATTGTTGTGGGTAACTTTGCAGGTTATAGACTGCAAGGTACTAAAAACTTAATGGTTGGTGATAAAGTAGGTTTTGCTTTATCATCTAGTGGTAACGATGAAAACATTGCTTTGGGTAATCAGGCAATGTATGGTGACACTTTCCCTGTTGTGGATGGTGTTACTTTAAGTATTTCAGTTGGTCAACAAACTGCTATTGCTAATCATGATGAATCTACTGATGTAACAGAAACAAGTGGATCTGGTCAAGGGTTGATAGTAAGACTTCAAACTGGTGGTACTGGTTTAGTTACACTAATTGAGGTAGTATCGCCAGGCGACGGATATGTTTTAGGTGACACATTTACTATACCATTTGGATTCCAAACTCTTACTGGTTCTGTTACTAGTATCAATGGTCGTTTCCTAAGTGGTGGTACTGGTGATAGACAACAAAGTAAAAACATTGCCATAGGTCCATATTCATTATTCAGTGTAGATGGTAGTAGAAATATTGCGATTGGTTATTCTGCTGGTGATGTTACGACTGGTAGTGGTAATATCATAATTGGATATGAACGAGATGTTGCAATTGCTAATAGTGATAATCAACTTACTATTGGTAGTTCACTTATCAACTGGATTGATGGTAATCAACTAGGTTATGTTGGAATAGGAACTACAAGACCATTCGGACTACTCGATGCTGGTGGTGTATTCATTGTAGATAAAGGAACAGGTAATACTGTTATTTCTGGTGTTACAACTGTACCAACTCTTGATGTAGATAATCTTGGTATAGAGGATATCAAAGTTACTGCTGGTTTAGCAACTGACTTTGCAATTACAAATGCTAAGATTCAGTCTGGTATCATCACAGATACTGTTGGTACTGCTGCGACAATTACTAATGTAGATTTTGTAAATGCAGATATTTTAGCAGCTAAGATAACCGCAGGTATCGTAACAGATATAGTTGGTACTGCTGCTACAATCACAACTTTTGATACTGAAACTGCTGATCTTAAAGATGTTAAAATTACAACTGGATTAGTAACATCCTTAGTTGGCACATACGCAACTATTACTACATTCGATGCTGATGATGCAGATATTAATGTACTAAAAACTGTAACTGGTGTTGTAACATCTCTTACTGGTTTTGGTGTAACTTACAATACAGCAGACTTTGAGTTTGTTGATGCTTCCGATATTAAGATTACAACTGGTCTAGTAACATCTTTAGTTGGTACATATGTAACCTTCCAAGATGCTGACTTCCAAGATGATGTTCGTGTTGGTGGTGCTCTTACTGTTGTAGGAGATCTTACTGTTCAGGGTAATACAAGTTTTGTTCAAAGTTCTGTAATTCAAGTTACTGATAAGAATATTGAACTAGGTTTTAGTTCAACAGGTAGTCATGCTAACGCTACTGCAGATAATGGTGGTGTAATTCTTAAAGGAACTACAGATAAAACTATACTTTACAATCAAGCAAGAGAAGCATGGGAATCTAATCTTAAGTGGAATCCAGATGTTGATGGTACTCTTGATATTGGTGAACCTGCTGTACAGTGGAGAGATATTTACATTAACGGTACTGCACATTTAGATGCTGCAGATATCTTAGATGCTAAAATTACTGCTGGTATTATTACAAGTCAGGTTGGTACCTATGCAACTATTGGCACCGTTGACATTGAGACTCTCGATGCTAAAGATGTAAACATCACTGGTCTTGCTGTAACAGATATAGTTGGTACTGCTGCAACAATTACCACAATCGATGCAACAAATGGAGATATAGTTAATGCTAAAATTACTGCTGGTGTTGTTACATCATTAGTCGGTACTTACTCTACAATTGGTGATGTAGATGTCACTTATGATATTAGAGTTGGTGGAGCACTAACAATTACTGGTGATATTGATGCAAACAAAGACTTAATTGTATCTGGTGTATCTACATTTAATAGTAGACTTGATATTAATGCAAACATAGATGTATCAGGTGTTGGTACAATACCAACTTTTGACACAGAGACTGCAGATCTTAAAGATGTTAAAATTACTGCTGGTATCATTACTGATATCGTTGGTACTGCTGCTACAATCACAACAATTGATGCGACAGAAGGTGACATAGTTAATGCCAAAATTACTGCTGGTGTTGTTACATCATTGGTTGGTACTTATGCTACTGTTACAACTGCACATGTTACAAATCTAAGTGCTGATAGTTTATCCTTGACTGGATTAGCAGTTACCGATGTAGTTGTTGCTACTGCAGCAACCTTCACAGGTGTTATTGATGTTAACGATGCTGACATTGTAAATGCTAAGATAACAGCAGGTGTTATAACATCACTAGTAGGCACTTATGCAACTATCACAACTCTTGATGTAGAGACATTAGATGCTCAAAATATAAACATTACTGGAGTTGCAGTAACAGATATTGTTGGTACTGCTGCTACAATCACAACGATTGATGCTAATAACTTTGATGCAGTCAATGCAAAAATAAACTCTGGTTATATAACTTCTCTATATGACTCTACAGGAGTTGTTGGTGTTAATACTCAACATATGTTGAGCACTAATGCTGCAGGAGAACTTGTATGGAAAGAACCTGCTCAGATTGGTATTGCAACAATCAATGCTAAGTTAGATACATGGTTTGTATCTACAAATGGTGTTGACGATGGTGATGCATCTCGTGGTAGAACAGCAGAGAGACCATTCAGAACAATTGCATATGCTTTATCACAAATTTCAAATGTTGGTGTTAATGATATTCTAAGCATTGCTGCAGGTGTTTATGAAGAAACATTCCCACTTACTGTTCCAGCTGGTTTAACAATTAAGGGTGCAGGTCTTCGTGCTACTAAAGTTATTCCTACTAATGCTACTAAGCAAAAGGATGCTTTCTTACTTAATGACAGATCTGTTATTGAGGATATTACCATTGCTGATATGTTCTTCAATACATCAGCAAACGAAGGTTATGCGTTCAAGTATGCACCAGGTATTGCACTTACTAGCAGATCACCTTATGTACAGCGAGTAACTGTATTCAACAAAGGTAGTAATGTTACTGCATCTGATCCATATGGTTATGCTTCTGCAGATGCTGCACCTTCTTCATACATCTCTGGTGGTGGTGCTTACTTAGATGGTTCTGAAGTAGCAGCAGGATCGCTTGAAGCAGCGATGCTATTCAACGAGGTTACATTTATTGTACCTAACAGTAAGGGTGTTGTATTAACCAACGGTTCTCGTTGTGAATATATTAATTGCTTTACTTACTTTGCTTCTGAAGCAATCAAGGGTGAGTCTGGAACATTAGGTATTTCATCTGCTGGTCAGACTAGATTGAGATTGTCAGGTATTACAACTGTTGGTGTTGGTAATACAATTACTCTATTTGATACTGATGGAACTACTGGATTAGGTACTGCTGTTGTTGCTGGTTATGATGGAACTTACTTAGATGTAACTGGTAAGCAACTTGGATTTGAAGTTCTTAATGCTAGGACTGCTAAGACAATAACATTTAATGATGATGCTCAGTTGGATACTACTGTTAAGAAGTTTGGTAGTGCAGCACTTAAGTTAGATGGTAGTAACGATTCTATTAGTGTTCCTTCTAGTGGTGATCTTGGATTTGGTACTAACACAGACTTCACAATTGAATTCTGGGCATACTCAAATACAACTGGTCTTTCTAGTGCAACACTATTTG